TCATTATCATTTACAGTAGAACAAGAATGGATAAGTTTATTAAAAACATTAACAGCAACAGTTTATGTAGCCTATTTTGGTTCGCGAGGTGTTGAAAAATATAAAACAATAAGTAATAAATAAAAAAAATAAAAAATGGGACAATTTCCAACAAATGATGGTATAGTAGGACAAGCTATGCCTTTAACAGCGGCTATGATAGCTGGTATAGACGTTAGACCGGCTTGGTTATTTCAAAACGACAGTGGAACACTAGGTACAAATTTAGATTCTTCAGTAATATACTGTGGAGTTATGCCAGTAGACGCAACTATTAGCGTTATACTACCAGGTGTAACAGCGGCTGGAGGTGGACCACCAGTGCCTGGACAAGCTATAACTTTTGCTGGTTTACAGTCTGGATCAATAATTCCAGTGTGTGTAGATTACGTTACGGCTATATCAGGTACTGACGTAACTGTAGATGACTTTATAGTAGGTAAATAGTTTAAAAACAAGTGAATATATAAATAAGTAAATGTTAATAATTAAATAAAATTAAATTATGAGTAAAGTAAAAGAAATGGTAAAAGCAATGATTACTGAAGAGCAATTAAAAACTGTTCAAGATCAACAAGCTAAATTAACTGAAGGGCTAAGAACATTAGGAGTATTAGATGTTCAAAAACAAAACGTTCACGGGCAAATAGCTGAGTTGTCTAAAGAAATTGAAGCTACTAAGAAAGAGCTAGAAGATGAATATGGTCAAGTAAACATTGACTTAAAAGACGGTTCTTATACTGAGATCGAAAAAGAAGATGACAAATAATATAAGAAAAATCAGTATAGGTTCTGATTATAAAACTGATGCGATGCATTACTCAATTGGCCAACAAGTTTATGGAGGTCATGAGATATCGCATATTTTATTAAATGAATCTGATGGTTCTTATAATATTTACATTAAAAAAAACAACGAGGTTATGCCATGGAAGAAATTTAACTCTAACATGGCTATTTCCGTTGAATATGATTTAGAGTATTGAAAAGTATATACGACTTTATTGTAGAACCAGTAGGGGAAAAATACAGTAATAAAGTTAAGGTAGGAAATAAAGAGTTAATTGTAAATACAAAAATTGAAGATTTTAAATTTGTAAATAGATTAGCTAAAGTAATTCAAACACCTAAAGCTTTAAGTACGGGTATTGAAATAGGTGATATAGTTGTTATACACCAAAACGTGTTTAGAGTATTCTATGACATGAAAGGAATTAAAAAGAAAAGTAGATCTTGGTTTAAAGATGACCTACATTTTTGTGCTATAGATCAAATCTATTTATATAAAAATAAAGAGGGCTGGCATTCATTTAATGACCGCTGCTTTATAACTCCAATAAAAGACAATCAGTCTTTAACGCTAGATAAAGAGCAAAGCCTTATTGGTATATTAAAATACGGCAATAGTTCTTTAAAAGCACTCGGTATTAATCCTGGTGACCTTGTAGGTTATACACCTAACGGTGAGTGGGAATTTTTAATTGATGGCAAGCGTTTATATTGTATGAAATCTAATGATATTGTAATTAAATATGAATACCAAGGAAACGAAGTTGAATATAATCCAAGCTGGGCAAGTAGCAGTTGAGGAACTGATCAAGGTAGCTAAAGAAGCTATTGTTGATTCAGGAGACGATATCACGGCAGATAGATTAAAAAATGCAGCAGCCACAAAAAAGCTAGCTATATTTGATGCTTTTGAAATACTAAGTAGATTAGAAGCTGAGGAAGCTTTATTAAATGAAAAGCCTGTAGAAGTAAAAGAAGAAAAGTCTTTTAAAGGTTTTGCTGAAGGAAGATCTAAATAATGTATAAACAAACTTTATATGAAGTCTTAAAAGACTACGTTAAACCTAAAGTTCTTAATAGAATGAATAGGTATAAAAAATGGGAGTATGGTTATAATCCTGAACACGATTTAATAGTTATTAGTAAAACAGGTGAAGTAGGTGAAATATATAAGATACAAGATCTTATAATAGGTTTGCCTAAAGAAAAAGATGTTGTAGAATTTGAAGACGACAAATGGTCTTACACACAGTATCCTAAAGAACTAAGTTTAATTAAGTCCGTATTTGACTGGGAAGAATACCCTTTGGATTTTAAAGAAAAATGGTATGACTATATTGACAGAGAGTTTACAAGACGCGAAGAAGGTTTTTGGTTCATTAACAAAGGCATTCCTACTTATATTACTGGTACTAACTACATGTACTTGCAGTGGAGTAAGATTGATGTCGGGCAACCGGACTTTCGGGAATCAAACAGATTATTCTATATATTCTGGGAGGCTTGCAAATCTGACTATAGATCCTACGGAATGTGTTATCTTAAGAATAGAAGATCCGGCTTTTCGTTTATGGCAAGTGGGGAGACCGTTAACCAGGCAACAATATCTACAGATGCTAGATTTGGTATACTCTCAAAGTCTGGACCCGATGCAAAGAAAATGTTTACTGACAAAGTTGTCCCAATATCGGTCAACTATCCATTTTTCTTCAAACCGATACAGGATGGGATGGACAGGCCCAAGACGGAGCTTGCTTATAGAGTCCCAGCCTCCAAGTTTACCAGAAGAAAACTTGATTCAAATGAAAAACTACAGGAAATTACCGGTCTTGACACAACCATCGATTGGAAAAACACCGGTGACAACTCCTACGACGGGGAGAAGCTTAAACTCCTTGTCCACGATGAATCGGGCAAGTGGGAAAGGCCGACGAACATCCTCAACAACTGGCGAGTAACAAGAACTTGTTTACGATTAGGTTCTAGGGTTATAGGTAAATGCATGATGGGGTCAACCTCAAATTCTTTAGATAAAGGCGGGTCAAACTTTAAAAAACTTTACGATGATTCCAATGTTACACAAAGAAACGCCAATGGACAGACTCGCTCAGGACTCTATTCTTTGTTCATACCTATGGAGTGGAACTACGAAGGATACATTGATTCTTATGGCCTTCCTGTATTCGACACACCAAAAGAAAAAGTTGAAGATCCACACGGAACAGAAATAAAACAAGGTGTACTAAATTATTGGAATAATGAAGTAGAAGGATTAAAATCTGATCAAGATAGTTTAAATGAATTCTACAGGCAATTTCCAAGAACAACAAAGCATGCGTTTAGAGATGAATCTAAAATGTCTTTGTTTAACTTAACAAAAATATACGAGCAAATAGATTTTAATGAAGATCTTAAAAACTCAATCAAAGTAACTAAAGGAAGTTTTCAATGGGAAAACGGGCATCAAGATACTAAAGTAATATTTGTACCAAATAAAGACGGTAGATTTTTAGTTAGCTGGGTTCCTCCTGAGCAGTTACAAAATAAAAGATATATAAAAAATGGCACTAATTATCCTGGTAATGAGCATTGCGGAGCATTTGGTTGTGATCCATACGATATATCGGGCACTACAGATGGCAGAGGATCCAATGGATCTCTTCATGGGTTAACAAAGTTTTCAATGGAAGATGTGCCGCCTAATATGTTTTTTTTAGAATACATAGCTAGACCACAAACAGCTGAAATATTTTTTGAAGATGTACTTATGGCTTGCGTGTTTTACGGGATGCCAATACTGGCTGAGAATAATAAGCCTAGGTTATTGTACTATTTTAAACGAAGAGGCTACAGAGGTTATTCAATTAATAGGCCTGATAAAAAATATAACAAACTTTCTGTAACAGAAAGAGAGCTAGGTGGAATACCTAACTCAAGCGAAGACATTAAACAAGCACACGCCGCGGCTATAGAAACTTACATAAATGATTTTGTAGGTTTAAAAGAAACCGGTTATGGTGATGTGTATTTTCAAAGAACATTAGAAGATTGGGCTAAGTTTAATATCAATAACAGAACAAAGCATGATGCATCTATAAGTTCGGGGCTTGCTTTAATGGCTTGTAACAAACATAGATATGCTCCAAATGCGCCTAGACAAAAACCACAGGCAATAGATCTGGGTATTAAGAAGTACGATAATAAAGGTTCAACATCAAAAATAATAAGTTAAATGGGTATATATACTAACACCAATAGCGCTTTTCCTAGTCAAGTAGTTAGCGATGCAGAAAAAGCAAGCTGGGAATACGGAACGCAAGTTGGGCAGGCTATTGAATACGAATGGTTTGGTCAAGGGCGCACTAATGGTAATAGATACTTAACTAGTTGGAATCAATTTCACCAATTAAGATTATATGCTCGAGGGGAGCAATCAATACAGAAATACAAAGATGAATTGTCTATTAATGGTGATTTATCTTATTTAAATTTAGATTGGAAACCTGTACCAATTTTATCTAAGTTTGTAGATATTGTTGTTAATGGGATATCGGCTAAAGCTTACGATATTAAAGCTTATGCTCAAGATCCTCAATCAATAAAGAAAAGAACCAATTACGCTTCTATGCTTTATGAAGATATGGTATCTAAAGAATATTTAGATAGTCTTAAGCAAACGTTAGGAATTGATTTATATCAAACGCCTAATATTGATACTGTACCAGAGTCTAAAGATGAA